CCTTGGTTGTCCAGCATGATAGAGATATTGGCTAAACTTTCAGAAAGTTCGAAGTTTTCGCTCTGAAGTCGGGTAAATTGCTCATTTAGAGCAGAAATGTCTAGGTTTTCTTCCATAAAGTTATTCTATCATGCTTTTAAAGCGGCATACCACGTCTATCGCCCATCTCAAGCATTGCCCATGGGTCTAAATTAAATACTGTGCCATCTTCGTAATCAGCGTAGGGATTGTTTACAATCGCACTAATCTCAGCTGAGGCGTAAACTGCAGCATCCAAATTGTCAGGGGATTTCATTCCACGAGAACGCATATCATCCTTAGATTCAATCTGAATTCCACCTTTAGGGGAAAATTTAAACTTAATCATTAGCATTTCATCAAGTAGTTTCTCATCGTCAAAGTCAACATCCAGAAGACTCTGTTGCATCTTCTCTCGCATCTGGTCATAATACAAAGCCCTGGCGTTTAGCCAGCGAAGAGTGTCTGGTGACTTACCAGAACCAATCATTGAGATAACTTTGTACTTCTTGCCAGTGTAGCTTTGATCATTCATAAGAATATCGATTACACCAGCACCGATACCAGAGCCGTCAATGCGAACTTCGGTTGCAGCGTTATCAATTGCTGCTCGGTGGATTCTTCCAGAGGTCTCTGTCAATGTCACCTTGTTCCAAGTAGAGTGCAAGCGCAGTCTGCCACCACGGTTAATGTAAATGCTGTTGTAGTCATCACCCATACGGGCAACGTCAACGCCCATTACACAAGGTATGTCCATGTCCTCAGGGAAGTCGCAGTCAATAGCTTTATCAATCGCTGTCTGGGTGAAGAACATCGAGTCCGACTCTTCTGGGAACTCAGCTAGAATCTTGCTCTTAAAACGGCTGGACTCTTCTCCCCACTGGGTCTTCATATCTTCTACCCACTGAGGTTGCGGTAGCAATTCAGATAGCTTTTTAGATACGCTCTCGCCAGTAAAGTTTGGGGTGTCCATCGCAGAGATGCTCATCTTGTTCCAAGTATGGTCGTTGCGCTTAAAGATTTTTCCAAATGCGCTCTGGTAGTCATCAGGGTTAGCAATCGCCAGAATCCTACAGTTCTCAGCGGTGGTGTTAACTTCGGCTGCAGTGAAAATCATCTCAGGGCAACCTACAGCCTCGTCAATTAAAAACAACACACCGTCAGGTCGGTGAAGACCTTGGAAGGCGCTCATGTCCATGTCGGCAGGTCTGCGCCCAAAGGCAACCTGTCTTTCAATTATTCGCTTGTTACCCTTCTCGTCGTAACCCTCGACCGGAACTTTCCACTCGTCACCTTGGGTAATCTTGCCAGGCAGGTTGTGTTCAACATAATGCTTGCGAATTTCTTCCCAAAGAATCTTGTTCACCTGCGCGTAGGTCGGTGCGGTAGAAACTACCAAGGAGTTTGGTCCACGGGTTGCTACCCACCAGCAAGCGGCGATGCCCATGGTGTAGCTCTTACCTGTCGAGTGGGCGCTCTTGACTGCGGTGCGTTTATTATTCGCAAGTGAGCGGAGCATCTCTTTTTGCTTTGAGTAAAGCTCAGCGCCTAGAACTTCTTCTGCCCAGAGCACTGGGTCATCAAAGTAAAGCTCCTGCTTGGATTTAGTCTGGAGGTCTTTTACAACATTGTCAATTACGTCATCAATCAAGGTAAACCAGCTTTCCGTCAATGCCACAGTTTTCTAGAGCTTTTACATTTTCCTCGCCGTAGGCGATCAAAACGCTAGGGCTTCCGGCGGTGCCACCTGTTTTACCGTCTGGCGTATGAAATCTAAGTCTACCCTTGATAAACAAAAGCGCATCTGCCTTATCCCAAACATAATCAAAGAATGCTCTGGTCTCGGTTCTTGCAAAGATTAAAACAATTCCATTTCCATGCTCGACCATCCGTTTTAAAAATGGTGCCATGCCAGGACCGTAAGGTGGGTTACACCAGACTCTGCCAAACCAATCTTGGGCTAAGCCATCGTCTTCAATTGTGTAGTGGTGCTTTGCAGTATCCCAAGGTCTATCGATTGATGAGCATGGGTCTAAATCAAATTTGCCAAGCGCTTCCAAGATTGGTTTTGGGGTTAGCCAAACGTCAGTGCCTGAAACCGTGGCTTCATTTCCTAAACTTGGCATTAGTCGTCATCGTCCTGTTCCAAGCGTCTGAACCCAATGTGCAGTTCGGGTTCGGTTAAGTCTGGGGCGATGTCGCTTCTTGCCATGTCTACAATCGCCAAGTCACCCTGCTTGGGATGTGAGCATTTGTGCGTGGTGCGCCAAGCATTCAAAAGCTTGAGCTCATCATTACGCTCAGCAGTAAAGTTAGCTCCACAGCTACAGGTTTCGCTTATTGACATTACTTCTCCGCAGCTAGGTCGTACTTGGCCTTAATTAAACCTTCTTGTGCAATCGAATCCAATTCACCGCGTGAGACCTCTGGGTACAACTTCATCAGCTCACTCTTCATGTGATTCAGCGCAATGTCGAATGCGCGACCCATCACTTTAGCTTGATGCTCTGTCACCTTTACGATGTCTACATCCAACTGCTTCTGCTCGGAGTCCAAGCGCTGGGCAATTGTCTGGAGGGTCTGGAGTAGCAACCTTGCTGACTGCGGGTCTTTCATCTCCAAGGCGTTCTGGCGCATTGAGTCTTTGAGTTCGTTTAGTTCTCGAAGCAAAAGCTGACGGCGTTCAAAATCAGTCCAGATGTCGCGAGACTGCAAAATCTTTTTAATGTGCATTACAGCCTGAGCTGCAGGTATCCCAGTCTGGCGTTCAATCTCATCCGCCGAAGCACCATCAGCTGCAAGGCGTAGAAGAATCTCATCTAGCGCTGCTACTTCTTTTGGCATTTACAATCTTTCTTGAGAAGTTCCTCAATCTTGTCAAGGCGTTCCATCATAATTCGGTACAAACTGTCAATCATGTCTTGTGGTGTCGGTATGTCTTGTTCGAGGGCTTCCTCTATTTCCGGCACAGGGTCTGTGAGTGAACGAGATGAGCTTGGTTTTTGGAAAATCTGACTAGCGAAATTTTTTGAGTTTGACATTTTCAGCGGACCTCTTTTTTTCTGAATTCATTGAGGGCGATTATCGCTTTGTCGAGAACCGTCCAGACCTCACTGTTAGCCTCGCACTCAAAATACAATGTTGTGTTGTTTACTCTACAAGTGTAAACGTTTATTCCGTCACGGTCAACGCCATCAAAGAGCCTAATGTCGAATACGACTTGCTCGTTATTATCTAGCCTGACGGTGAACTTCATAGTCCTATTATAGTCCTAGGTAGCCAAATGGCTGATTTTGGCAAAACTGGGTATACGGTTCGTAGACTGTTCCTGACCTAAAAATCCCCTATAAAATTGAATTGTTTGGGTATGCGAAAGCCCGCCCAGCTTGGGGGTTGCTAGGCGGGCGGGTCTCGCGGTTTTCTAGCGCAACGCTTTGCGGAATTGGTCCAGCGTTTTGGCTTGCGCTATCCAATAAAGCGGGCGGGTTGATTTTGCGAATTGGACTAGCTCAACCATTAGCCAAGCCCACGCGCGAATCTCGGCGGGGTTGTTCGTGCCTTCGTGTTGCCTAAACTCTAGGCGGGCGCGGTTGCGGTCTCCGTAGCTTCCTAGATTGTGGTAGTGGTGTTGTGTATTGACGGCGGTGAATTTTCCAGTTGCTTCGCTTCGGTGTGCCATTGTCTCGTATTCTGGGACTGGCTTCGGCGCATAGCGTTCGGACTCTCTGCCCGCGATTACGGTTAGAAGGTCGTAGCTTATGCGGTAGGCGCTTATCACTCTCGCGATCTGCGCGGGGTTTAGGTCTGCGCTTCCTATGTTCAAGTGAAGTCCGCATTGACTTGTGATTTTTGCGCTCTCAAGTCCCGCGGCAACCAAGACGGCTAATTCCTGGGGGTGTGTGGTTTTCACTCCCCCGTCAAGCGTGGTTATCTCTTGGTATTCGCTTCCTTCTTGGTAGCACTCATCACTCCCGCACCCGTGGTCTGGGTCATCACTCCCTTCAACTTCGCAAGAATCACAGTCGCACTCGTGATACAAGCAATAGCGACATTCGCAACTACAATCTTCACTTCCCCCGCCTTCAATACTTGAATCTTGGGTGAAGTTCAATAACGCGCGGTCTCCGCGTGTCAAGGCTTCGTGTAGTTCATCCGCGCTTGGTGTTTCTATCTCAAAGCCCCAACTTCGCGGGGTATCCCTTGGGGGTGCTTCATCTCCAAAGCTGGCGCGAAACTCTGCCCATTGGCTAAGGATTATGGTCTGTTGCTCTGGTGTTAGTGTGCTCATTTTTTTTTGCTCTCCTTCTTTGTGTGGCGGTGTTGCCACTCTCTAATTCTAGTGCTTTTTGGGTAGCGTGTTGGACATTTTAGGGTGTTTTTTAGACTTTTTTTTATAGCCTTCTAGGGGGGTTTTCGGGGGGTGTCTGGGGTGTTTAGCCATTGGCGGGGGTCGTGGCTTGTAGGGGCTTTCTAGCGCGTTTTTAGTCTATGGTCAAAAGTCAAGCGTTGTAATCAAATTGTTATCTAATGTTTACCTAGTAAACGCCCGCCCGCGTTTTGGACACTTGTTCGATTTTGCGAGCGCGGTCTCTCGAACACTTGTTCTATCAGGAAACTCTCAGGAATCTCCCAGCCAACTCTCAGCTGCGAAACCGCCCGATTTCGATCTGCCCGCGAGCCAGCGGGCGAGTGCCCGCGTATGTGCCAGCGCCAGCGCGAATTCCCAAATGGACTTTTTTGTGCCTGCGCTCTCGCGAATTCCCAAATCGTGCCTGCCAGCGCTCGAATTCCCAAATCGGTTCTAGTGCCCAAGAGCGCTCGCGATTTCCCAAATCCCAAACTGTTCCGCGCTTTTTTTGTGGGTGGGCAACACCAGCGCGAGTTCCCAAATTCGGCTCTAAGGCCCTGAGCGCCTTGTGGCGGGGTTTAGCCCCTTCTCTGGTGTGATAACCTAGCCGGAGCCGTGTTCGGCGGTCTACGAGTCTCCTGTGACTTCATTTCGCGAGCGCCTTGTGGCGGGATGGTCACTTGGGTATAAAGGCTTTCCCCGCCCTACCACCCTTTTAGTTTACCAAGGTTTTCAACCTTTGTCAATAGCGACACGGCACAAACTTTAGGCACATAATTTGTAGGTTTCCATACTGGTCTGCGGTGGTCTGTGGGGTGTAGAGTAGTTATTACAGATGAAGGAGAAGCTGTGATGGTCTGACCCCCCTCAGCCATTTACACTTGACAATCGAATTTTATTCGTATAGCCTCCATTTTAGGCACAAGTGCCGAACTGTTCCGCATAGAGTCAAGTAGCTTTCTAACTCTCATTCTTTAGTGAAAAGCTTTATGCGGAACTCAAAAACTTCCCAAGGAAAAAATTCCTTCAAAAAAATTCTTCAAAAGAATTCTCAAAAAAAATCTGAATCAACTTGACATAATAAGTGTTATTCAGTAAACTATATATATAACAAGTAAACATAGACAAAAAGAAAGTAAAGGTGATAATTATGTGTTCAATCGCAGGTTATTCATTATCAGAAAATTCAAGAATTCAACCCCGCAAGTTAGCTAAGGCTCTATTGCGAGAGATGGATGTTAGAGGCAATCAGGCTTCAGGTTATGCGTGGCAGTCAAGCACTGCGTCGGGTATCTTCAAGCGTGACGCTTCAGGCGCACAACTCTCAATGAAGCCAATGTCTCGTGGCACTCGTGTAGCAGTCCTACACACTCGCTACGCTACCCACGGCTCTACAAGCAACAATGCCAACAACCACCCTGTATTGTCTCCCGACAAGTCAGTTGCTCTGGTTCACAATGGCGTTATCTACAATCACGATATGGTTCGCGGCGAGATTCCGTTCACCTTGCCAGAAGTAGATTCCAGCGTTATCCCAGCGTTGCTACAAACATTCGAGCGTAACACCGACAGCTTCGACAAGCTAGACGGAGACGCTTCTATTGCGTGGCTAGATGACAATGACCGACTAACTCTCAAGGTTGCTCGTATCACTCACTCACCGCTATGTATCGCTATCCTCAAGGACGGCAGTTTCGTATTCGCTTCAACAGAAGCTATGTTGCTAATCGCCCTAGAGTCAATCGGTATCTATCCAATCTATACAGAAGTAATCTCAGAAAAGACCCTGCTTACTATCGAGAATGGCTCGCTAGTCAATGTAGAGACCTTGCCCGAGATCGACCCGAAGTATGTTCAGAAGTTTAGCTACAACTACGCAGGCTTCCGTTCTATGACTGCTGGCGGTCACTCCAAGCCAGTAGATTACCTAGATGACTGGTATGACCAAATGCCAAATGTTGGGCAACCTGCCGATTACTACGGCGAAGACCTAACAGGGTATTACGACAGCGAGTCAGACCCTAGTTTCGGAACTCTCAATGACCCAGGATATTACGGGTATCCAAGAGTAGCCGATTACTACTGTAATGAGTATGGAGAATACTTCGACGAGTATGGAAGCTTTATGGGTTCGGTAGATGACTTCGCAGAGTTGGGTTATCTATCGAATTCCCAGCTCGACGATTTCACCAAATCTTGGTGGAACATCCACTCAGCGAAAATGTAATTTTCGTTTTTGGCTCTCACTCTACATTATTTCTATATATATTATAATAATAAATAATATATATAAATAGTATGTAGTGAAAACCACCCCCGAAATAATCAAATATGTTCAGAAACAGGGCATATTTGATGATTTCAACCCAAAAAACCCACGACACGCACCAACAAAAACACAACAATTTCACACAAAAGCAACATTTTTCTATACAATAAACCTAGAAACAAAATAACATTCAACAAAAGGAGAACCAAAATGGAACGAGAACTAATTCCAACCGAAGACACCAATGGCAAAAACCTTTGGATTATCAGAATCTATGATGAGGGAACTCACAAAGAATTCTCAGTCCACGCCAATGAAATTGATGTCGCAATCTACGAAGTATTGACTGCCAAAGATTTCAATAAGTCAATGATTACCCAAATCACCCGATACTAAACACAAACAAAAGGAGAAACAAAATGGGACTAGATATGTATCTAAAAGCAAAAACCTATGTAGCAAACAATGAGTATTACCAAAAGAATCCAGAAGTGTTTGACGAAGTTTTAGAGACCCTAGAACTGACCCCAGACCAGTTAGACCCCGAAATGCTATCTATGACAATCAGCATTCCTGTTATCTACTGGCGCAAGGAGAACGCAATTCACAACTGGTTCGTCAAGAATGCTCAAAACGGCGAAGACAACTGCGCCGAATACTATGTATCACGAGAAGCTCTAAAGGAGCTAGCCGACACCTGTAAGCAAGTTCTTGAGAAGAAGGAACTCGCTCACGACCTACTGCCAACCTCAGAAGGATTCTTCTTTGGCACAACGCAGTATGACGAATGGTATTTTGAGGGACTCCAGAAGACGGAGAACCGAATTGAGAAATACCTTCGCTCACCACAATTCAACGAGTATGACTTTTACTATCAGTCAAGCTGGTAAGGAGAAAAAATGGACACGATTCACAGAAACAAAAACCTGATGATTATCTCGCTAACGAGACATCCGAAGGTGATTAGGGCAAGCTACGAGTATCCAGGAATGTTCGTAATTGACACAACCAAAGGTGAATTCATCTTGGGTGATGTCAATGGGAATGTCGGTTGGAACGATCAAGAGGGCTTATTTACAGGGGAAACCCAAGCTCTGACTGTCTCAACAATCACCAAGGACTTTCTAAAGTGGCTTGACAAGTTAGACAAGAAATAGTATTTTGAATACAACACAACAAAAGGAGAGTGTTATGAGTATCACAATTTCAAGAAACTACGACGGAGCTTTGAAGCTATCGGCGATGATGGTCAATTACTACGGAGAGGAATTCCTTTATTGGAAGACCTACTACGGCTACACCCCAGAGGAAGCTAAATCGCTATTCAAGCAAGACGCAGAGATTGACAACGCAGGAAGTAGGTTCTCAGAATGAATTACGAAATTATCCCACAGCACCAAGCAGAAGAGATGTATTGCTCAATGCTTGATGATGTCTATCCAATGGTGAACGCCTGCGACCACTACTACAACCCAAGTACCGCAATAAAGCTACTTGACCCGATTGTTTACAGGGCTTCAATGCTTGATTACTATGACCGCATTTACAGGGATTTACAGATTGCCGTAGAGGAGTATACCGACGAGCTTTTGTCAGACTGCCCAGAGTGCGGACTGATTGTCGAAGACCTTCGTGGCGATTGGTGTAAAGATTGCGACAAGCAAAAAGGAGAAACCGACAAATGCCGACTTAGTTGCGTATGCTCAACAGAAGAAAGGGAAACCAATGACTAGAAACATCCAAAGATTCGCAAGTGTCTGCCTATTCCTGGCAGGCGTTGATGCTATCGTAAACCAGATTTTGTTCTGGACTAACGACCTGTATCAGACACCACAAATTGCCACCAGAATAGGAAACGCAGGATTGCTAGCTTTCGCAGCGGTAATTGTGTTGCTTTCTATTCATAACTACAAGCAGATTCAAAAGGAGAACGCATAATGGCAGGATACACAGGAGAAATCACGCTTAGGTTTTGGACTGAGGCTCAGAACAGTGAGCAAGTCCATCAGAAGATAAACAAAACGCTAGACGAATGGAACTTGGCAACCAAGTCTGATGTCGTCTGGGATGATGTCGATTGGACTATCAAGCAAGAGGAGAACGCATAATGTATATAGTCCTAAGCGGGAGTCCGTTTGATGGCTTCACGCACTACGGAATGTTTGATTCATTCGACAATGCCCAGAAGTGGGCTGATGAGTCAATCGGCTTCAATAGCGATTGGTGGGTAGCCAAGCTACAGTCACCAGAAAAGGAGAACGCATAATGTCACTACAACACCATTTCGTAGTTGTCGTTGAAGACGGCAAGCTATGGATTGACCAAGACACCACCGACCACAAGTTCTTCTACGGGTCTGTTTGGGACACCGAGATCGAGGATTGGAAAACCAATTACGAGGAACACAAGGATAACGAGAGGGCTATGGAACTACTTTGGGACAGGCTCAATACAGAAAAGGAGAAAGCATAATGCCAAATTGGACAACTAATGAAGTAGAAATTATTGGAGACCAACTAACTATCAAGCAGATAGAAAAGATTGTAAGAACCAAAAGCAACGGAATCTTTCAGATGAATGATTTTGTGCCAATGCCAGATGAGCTAGTAGACACCAAAGCTCCGTCAAATGAGCCAAACTGGTATGACTGGCGTGTTTCTAACTGGGGAACTAAGTGGGACTTGGGTGACGAAACTCAGGTTGTCTTTGAAGCTGGAAAGATTAGCCTAGGCTTTGACACCGCTTGGAGTCCGAACTGTGACTTCTGGACTGCCTTTAGCGAGAAATATCCAACGCTAAAGATTAGCCACAGATATTACGAAGAAGGTATGGGCTTTATTGGTGAGTCTTCTTATGAAGACGGAAACTTCTTGGACAACTGCCAGGACATTACTGACGAAATGTTGGTAAAGGCTGGTGGCGTTTTTGATGAAGATGGATATGTAGATTGGGATAAAAGCGATATCAATATGTTTGATATCTTCCCATTAGGAAAAGGAGAATAGGAAATGGTATCAAAGCTAACAAAATACACAATCACACAACTAAATATAACTTGGGACACCAAGCAAACTCTGGGTCAATACTTAGAGATTATCCAAGAAAACGACAAAGAGTATGACGAGGATGAATTCTTAGAGTATGTAATGGCTAACTTTGTCGATTGGATTAGAGAATCCAATGATAAGGACATTAGGCGAGAAGCTGTTGTATTGAATGATGACGGAGAGGAGCTTGTCTAATGGCAGATAACGCAACCAGAGACAACCCAGCATTTTATGTGTCGAAGACTAATAACCCAACCTTCGCTCACAATTATGGCTGGTATACAGTATTCACAATGGGCAAGCTCTCTATCCTAGATAGAAGAGAAACTCATTTTGGAAACCTATACACAAACACCGAAATACTTACCGAGAAGGGCGGAATCACCAGCGACAGGGAGCTTTATGAGCTACTTGCTGACGGATTGCTCGTTCAAATCAAATCGCCATTTTTTGCGGTATGGGAAATAGGTAAAGATAAACCATTTGAAGAAAGATATTTTTCAATGAATTACGCTTGTAAAAAGGCACACGCTATGGCAGTATCAGAACCCGCAGCAAAAATAAAGGAGAACACAAATGTCTAATACGACAGTTACTGGTCTAATAGCGACCACACCACGCTACTTACTAAGTGTGGATGATTTACCCTGCCTAAGCTTTAGGCTTGCTTCTGAGGAAACCGCTAATGGAAATATCAACTGGTATACCATTACGGCTTTCAATCAGCTAGCCACTAATCTCAGGGACTCTATTGAAAAGGGACAGCGAGTTATTGTTTCCGGTGAGCTAAACATTAGGGACTGGGATAACGGAGAGCGAACTGGCACGAGTGTCGAGCTAGTAGCAAGTCTTGTTGGTCACGATCTAAACTACGGCACTACAAAATTTACCAGAACTGTTCTGGTGAAAAATCACAGTTGCGACTGTAATAAATGCGAAAAAGGAAAGAAATGAAAACTAAATACAACACAATAATCACAATCGAAGGTCAGGACAACAATGTCTCTGATGTAATCACAGCAATCAACACTAGGCAATCTAGCTTTATGAAGGAGCAACAGCTCGAGTATCTAGGCGCGGAGATGTATGGACTAGGAGATAACCCGCGCTGGTTTGGTGTGGACATTAGTGTCCTAGGCGAGCCCTTGGATAATGAGGTTCTTGACTCGTTCCGCCAGGAATTCCCTAATGTGGATGCGAAGGTGGGCTACTAATGACAAAGCTATCACCACAGGCTAAGTCAGCACTTGAAGCCCTACACGAGAAGCACCTTGCTTACACGATTGCTAAAGGCACAATCGAGTCAGAGCTAAAGCGTGAAGCCAACAATCGCCTATCCTCAATCAAACAGGATAGGGATATGGCTTTGCGCCTAGCTTCAGATTCAGGTGTGCCAAAAACCCAATTAGGTAAAGCTATTGGCACGAGCAACTATAGGACAGTCCAAGAGATTCTGGCGGAAACCGAAAATGTAATTCGTCCCGGATCAATAGACACCACCAACAAGGGAAACATTATAGTTGAGCGCACAAGCGAAGAGAATGTTTATTCAATCTCTATCTCTAACTTTGGAGAGAACTCTTTGACTGGTTCAGCTAGGTTCACCACGCAAGATGAGGAACTGAACTATCTTGATGGAGACCCTTATGTGTTGCTACAGGTCTACAGAGCTGGCTATGGAGGCTTTGTAATCGAACAAATCAATTCACTACAGAACTAAGGAGAAGGTTATGTATGACGAGTATGGAGATGGAATTGACCCGATTGACTATGACGAATTAGAATCTGAGTGTGTAGATACATCCCACCAAGCTAATAATGTTCTTGGTCGAAACGAGATATTTATCGGCGTTCACCCGAACGGCAAATACGACTTTGAGTTGTGGGTTGATGGCGGTGAATTCGGAAGCGCTCCAAACTATTTTGGTAGCTTTGATGAGGTTCGAGAAGCGATAAAAGCAAAATACCCAAATGTTGATTGGACTGATGTAGGTTGGTAGATTTACCACTTACCCCATACCCCTATCAACAGCGAGACATTCAAAACCTAGTCGGACACGACGGAACTGGAATTATTGCTACGCAAGTCGGTGGCGGTAAAACCCTTGTGGCTATCGAGGTTGCTAAGGAACTAAACACCCAAAGCAACTTCGTCATAGCCCCCAAGGGAACTCATAAGCGAGCCTGGGAGAAGACTATCAAGCGTCAAATCCCAAATGCCGAAGTCAAGTATGTGAACAGTTCTAAGTCTGGTGAGCAAGCTCTGCTCGATCTCGAGAAGCACAAAGCTGGTTGGTATTTAGTTAGTCCAGAGTATTTTAGGAAAATCCATTGGGCTAACATAACTCCCGACCTAGCAATCTTTGATGAGATTCACAGAGCCTCTAACCGGAAAAGCAATACCGCGAAAATGCTACAGACCCTAAAGGCAAAGCGTCGTATCGGTATGTCTGGAACTATTGCTGGAAACAATATTCAGGGATTCTGGTCTGTGATTAGATGGGTCTACCCGAATATCGCTGGTCGTTCGTTCTGGGCTTGGGCCTATGAGTTTTGTGAAGTCAAGCAAGACTACTGGGCTGGCAAGGTGGTATCGGCAGAGAAGAATCCTGGCGCAATAGCTGAGAGTATTCCTTGCTACATCCGTCACCTCAAGCGTGAAGCCTGCTGCGATTATCACCCAGAAGGTATGGATAGTGATTTGCCAAATGTTGTCTACAAAGAGCGAAGTGTTTTTCTAGGCGCAGAGCAAAAGCGTATCTATAAAAAGATGGAAAAAGATTTGTTCGTATGGCTTGGAGATAATCCCTTGGTTGCCGAAGTTCCGGTAGCTACTAGAATCAGGCTTCGTCAAATCACACTCGGGACTCCAAGTATTTCGCCAGAGGGTGAGGTTTACTTTGATGATGATTGTAAATCAACCAAGATAGATGAGCTGTATTCAATTATCCAAGACCACCCAGAAGGTGAACCAATGTTGATTTTGACACATAGTCAGAAGTTCGCTAGGGTAGTCACTAACAGGCTCAAGAATTCAGGATACTCAGCTTTTGAGTGGTCTGGTAAGGCAGAGCAAAAAGACAGGGATGTGGCTTTAGAAAGTTTCATCGCTGGCGAGATTCAATATATAGTTGCGGTTATTGCTGCGATTGGAGAAGGCACAGATGGACTACAGGAACGCTGTTCAGTTGTGGTGTGGTTATCCAAGGATGACAACGGAATCTTGAATCAACAAGCTATGGGTAGATTAGATCGTCAAGGACAAAAGAAAGCGGTTATCTCATACGAGATTATCGCGGAAGATACCTACGACGCTGGGCAACTATCAACTCTCGTGCTAAGGCAGATTGAAATGAATAGGAGCTTGCGAGCTAAAGAGAATGCTGGATAGAGAACTATGGAATCAGATGACCGAAAGCCAAAGACAATTTGTATTGCTTGGAATCAAAGCAGAGCAAGAAAGGATTATTCAATTGTTAGATAAGAACCTGGGGAACATAGATTGGGATGACCTAATCGCACTAATCAGAGGAGAGCAGAAATGAATGAACAGGAGAAAATAAACTTCTTGGATAACTATGTGGAATGGGCTAATGATAGGAAGCTATTCCCCCCGACATACTCGCCAACAGAATACTCAGAGCACTTGCGGAATATCCGAAACTCTGAGATAATCGAGAAGGCTTTAGAGATTATTGGAAACTATGAAATGTCTGATGCTGGCTGGCCTCAAAGTCTAGTTGAAGAAATGGCAAAGATTCTAAGAGATGAAGCGTAATGAAATTGTTGGTTTTGAAACTTCCAACCGACTCAAGAACCCCCAGAGACAGGAATCCCAAATGAATTATCAGCTACAAGAACCCTCAGAGTTAAAAATCCCAAAACCAAAATCAGCGAGAATTAACCCAGACTCAATTTTGGTCTTAGCAGTAGCAGTAATACTAGTTGCTGTCTTGATGACCAGCTCGTTTATTGTTTCCTTTAGTGGTCTGTACGACGCTTCTGCGTGGACAGGATTACCAGAGAATTTTAGATGGCTACCAGCTTTGTTTATTGATGCTGCAATCTTGGCATACACAATCGCACTGATTGTATTCAAGGCTCGTGGAGAATCTGTTTGGAGAACAGTTTTTGGTCTTGTAGGCTTTGCGACAATTTCGGTTGTGGCGAATATATCTCACACGCTTTCTTTTTGGAATGGTGAATTTACTGATTACCGAGCTTGGATTGGTGTGGCTATTACTGCTTCTGCCCCTATCGCGGTTCTTCTTGCAGCTGAAGAAATAAGCAGACTTGCATTCCAGAAAAGAGAAGACTGATGGAATTATTAAGTTTAGTTGCAATTAGTTTTGCAGTCTTAGCACTGGCTGGTGCTGTTATTTCTATCTTTCTTGCTTTTTTGGGTGGTGTAATCTTCGGGAACGTGGATGACATAGATGAAAAATTCTAAATGGGATCGGGAGATTTTGAGCCAATTTATTACGGCATTAAAAAAGAAGCGGTTCAAAAATACAACAAGCTACGAGACGCGCAAGAAAAATATAAATTTTGGAATTGTAAAGATAATCCTTACTACTACATGGATTACGACGGATACGGGTTTGAAGACCAAGAAGGTAAAAATCAGTATCGCGCATTAACCGTAGATGAGTGTGAGACACTGTGCGCTGATTGCCCACTTCTTAAACAGTGTTACGACTTTGCTGTTGCCAATGATGAGAAGCACGGTATCTGGGGTGGCATTAATTTTAGTGCTGTTCAAGATGAAGATAAGTTGTTTTAATATGGAAGACTTCGACTGGGATATGAAAGTAGAACTTCTTGAGATTGAGCTTGAGGCATTAAGAAAAGAAATAGAAGAACTTGGTCTTAAGTTTGACAAAATAGAAAAGGATTTAAAATATGGAAAGCTTTGAAAAAGACATCACCACGACCTTCACTGAGGCCGAGGAGCTACTGCTTAAAAAGCATAAAGACTACGGACCTAGCAACATTGCTGGTGCGCCTGGTGGTCCAATAAATGGTTTGCGTGTCAGGATGCACGATAAGCTGGCTAGAATCAATCACTTGATTGACTCTGGAAAAGACCCAGAGAACGAGAGCTTGCGTGATAGTTTTATAGATATGATGAACTACAGCGCAATTGGTTTGATGGTCCTTGACAAGAAGTGGCCTGAGAAGTAAAATCAAAGTAAAGGAGAATAAATGATTACAAATACAAGAGTGCAGGATATTGCACTATCACTACTAAAGCAACAGTCTGAGCGTGACGCACAAAAGAAAATTGGTGCGTCTGATTTCTCAGACCCTTGCTCATATCATCTAGCTAAAAAGCTACTTGGTGAAAAAGAAGGTCCGGCTAAATATTGGCTTGGCGCAAAAATCGGAACAGCTATGCACTCTCTTATTGAAGATGCGATTGATAAAGCTGACCTAGAGCTAATCCCAGAACTTTCTGGTGCTGAGGTTGAAAAGAAAATCTATCTTGGTGAGCTTGATGGCTACGGCACGATTAGTAGCAAACCTGACCTAGCAATGATTCAAGGCAATCACTTGGTTGACTGGAAAACTAGCACACGAGACAAGAGCAAAAAGATGCAAAAGGTTTTGTTTGAAGAAAAGCCAGACGCTTCTATGGTCTACACAATTCAGAAGTATTACACCCAGCTTCAGATTTATGCTTGGGGTTTAAATAACTCAGGTGTTGAGATTGATGGTTGCTCTATGGTATTCATTAACCGAGATGGAACCACCGATCATGATGTTTGGGCTTACACTTTTGAATACTCAAAAGAATACGCTCAGGGAACCTGGGACCGACTAGAAACAATCTGGAAAGGACTTCAGGCAGACCCAAGCCCAGAGCAGTTTGAACGTCAAGCTGAGTGCTTCAAGTGTAAAGTGACGGACCCAGCATGAGCCTAAAAGCAGCTTTGGTTGCGACCTTTATTATTCAGTTTGTAATTAGGTTGGCTATAGGTCTTGTGCTGATTGACGCTCAATACCAAATAGAGACTGTTGTTTATAAGTATCTATTTATGTTCTCAGGGCTTGTAATTATTGCAATTGGGCTTATGAGGCTTTTGAAACTTGTCAGCGTGTTCCGCCACACTAAGTAATCAAATATGATAGTATTTCTAATACACAACAGAAAGGAGAAGTTATGGTAAATCCAGAGCTTCCAGCTTTACCTTTTCAGCAGTTCGTTAAAAAGGCAGAGCAACTAAATACACCTAAGTCAATCCTGATTTATGGTGACCCAAAGAACGGTAAGACTTGGCTAGCAGCCTCGGCAAGTGAAGTTGCTGAACTCGGTCCGGTATTACTTATCGATATCGAAGGCGGAGCTTCCGCTATCGCTCGTGACTGGAGAGACGTTGATGTTATCAACGTTGAGACACACGAACAACTAGAGACCGTAATGGAATCTTTAGTTTCTACTAAGCACAAGTACAAGACAGTCATTCTTGACACTCTTGGCGTAGCCATGGATAGAGCTGAAAAGTTCTTTGGTGAAAAGCTAGAGAACAAGAACAACCGTTTTGGAAAGTGGGGTGACTTGAAAGAATGGACTACACAGACTGTTCGCAAGTTGCACTCCGCACCATTCTTGACCATCCTGATTGCTCACGCTCAGGATGAGAAAGACGAACAGACTGGAGCTATAAAGATTCTTCCTATGCTTCCTGGTTCGGCTAAAAATACTCTTCCAGCAATTCCAGATATCATCGGATATATGACTGCTGAGAAGGGTGAAGAAGGTATCAGGAGAGTCCTTTACCTTCAGTCATCAGATCGTTTGGTCTCAGGAAACCGCTTCGGCTTACCGCCTAAGTTGTATGAGCCAAGCATGAAGAAGATAATCGATACAATCAAGAAACTAGGAGAAAAGTAATATGCAAATCTCAGTTCCTGAGAACCTGCCACAAAGCAGTTCAACAAGCTACGAGCCAGTACCTGCTGGTAAGTACGAAACAACCATTTTCGACGTTCAGGCAGAGACTGTGAAGTCTGGTCAGAACGCCGGAAAACCACGCTGGAAAGTCCAGCTAAAAATTGCAGACGGTGAATTTGAAAACCGCCGTTTGTTTGTCTTGATTCCACTTTACGTGGCTGGTGACTTTTGGAAGACTCAGAGCTTCTTCGAGTCTCTAGGCTACCCAGTAAAGGGGAACTTCGACGTTCCAGATATCAACGAGCTTCTAGGTAAGCCAGTTGTCGCTAGAGTAGTAATTCGTGAAGCGCAAGGCGAGTATGCTGCAGATAACAATGTTTCTGGATTCGAGAAGGGCACTGCTAAGTCGGGAGCAGACCTTCTAGCTTCAATGGGCGCAACCCCGACTGATTCCGCCTGGGCGTAAGCCTAACGGAAAACGAGGGGTGCGTCTCGTAAACAACGCACATTAGCCACAACTGGTGTATCACAGCTTCTTCTCCTTTCACTGTGATAGTAAGTTCGATTCTTACTGGTGGTACAAAACGGAGAAGAAGAAAGGTATGTAAATGGATTCGAGAGTGTTCTTTGAGTCGGTCTTTGGAGAAGGGGCTGGCTACGCAACTATCGTTACGATGGATGCACGAAAGAATCCGACTGTCCAAAAGTTTTTCAACTACCCAGCCGAGCTTGACTTAATAGTTGATTATGTTGAGAAGTTTGTAAACGAAGATGTTTACTTCTCACCAATCCTTTTCCATGAACAGCGTAGAATCCGCGAGAACGCAAAAGAAGTCGCTGTCGTTTATGCCGATGCAGACGCTTGCCCACCAGAGAAGTTTTTAATAAAACCTTCTATCTCAGTGCAGACATCCCCGAACCGCTGGCACTGCTACTGGATGTTGGAGAAGGCCCACGAGCCACACATAATCGCAACCATGTCAAAAAAGGTTGCTTACGCACACAAAAACGATGGCTGCGATCTATCTGGTTGGAATCCAACCAAGCTACTTAGAGTTCCTGGGACACGTAACACCAAGTATGAAAATGAATCTTACACAGTTATCGGTAGCACTTCTGGTGAAATTTATACCCTAGAAGAGATGGAACAGACTTACGGCAAAACTGAGATTGAAGCAATAAGCGAAGTTAGCTTAGTTCCAATGCCAGCTCAGTCGGCAGATATCGTGACTATTCTTTCTAAGATTCCAGCCAACTCAGAAATTGCAACATTGTATATGGATGAGCCACCAGTAAATGCCGATTGGTCTAAGAGGCTGTGGAAGCTCGAGATGGAGATGTTCAGACTTGGCTTTAGCCCCGAGGAAGTATTTGTAATAGCTAAACACGCAAAGTGTAACAAGTATCACTCGCCACTAAGACCGAAGCGCTTAGACGCTGATGGTGACCTGTGGAGAGAGATTCTTAGGGCTAGTCAGTCTTTTGGAACTACCGCAACGCCAGAGTATGTACTAGATGAGATTGACAAAAGGACCGAAAAGCCTGTCGATTTCCTAACCGAAGATGAGCGTGGAGTAGTAGCAACCAACAAGACCTTTGTAGATAGATATGTAGATTGGTCTCAGAAGAAAACTGATGCGGCTGTTGAGTATCAGATTGCTGGTGCGTTTACAATTCTTTCTTCTTGCTTCTCTGACACTGGTCACGCTGTTCCTAAGTATGGCAAGATGGGCCTAAACCTTTGGTTCATGATTCTTGGTGAAACAACCAGAAGCCGTAAGTCAACCTCACGTCAACTAATGCTCAGGATTGTTCGTGAGTATGAAAAGTTTGCTGGGTATCAAATTGACGTTGGTTCTGATGTGACTGCAGAAGGTTTGGTCAAGCTACTTTCTGTTAGGGATAAGCAGACTTCGCTGTTTCATCGTGATGAGGTTCAAGGTATGTTTAAGGACTTTATTAATAAGACCTACATGGCAACTGCTGCAGAGCGGTTCACAGAGCTTTATGACGGTCACGTTCCTGTTATTGTGCGCTCCACTGGAGGCTCTAGTCCTGGCAAGGGAATGCAGTCTGAGAGAGCCGAGACTAACTTCTTGATGTACCTAATGGGTATTACCAGCAAGACTGCTGATGTTCTGACCACCGAATATTTCCGGTCTGGTTTCTTGGCTAGGTTTATCTATGTAATTGCTGATGCACCAGACAGAACTTTTGAGAGCGAAGCAATCAGACAAGCTGATGAAGTGGAAGTAAGGTCCCGAGATGATGAGATGGATAACATCGTGCGATCACTTTACGACGCTTACCTTTACTGGCAGAAGAAGGGTGCGCCTTTCCCTAGACCGATTCGCCTAACTGATGAAGCACTAGAAAGATTTAATAAGTTTAAATGGGAGATGGGTGAGTACACCAACGGTCACGACCACGAGGAATCTATTGAGCCAAGCCGTCAGCGACTAGCCTTGTCAATCTGGAAGTGTGCAATCTTGATTGCTATGTATGACAAGTCTGATGAGGTGGAGCTAAGGCACATGCTTATTGCTATTCACTATTCCGAAGACTGGTTCCGCAACCTAGTTCGCATGGCTGGTGCAATCTCTGCTTCTGAGTGGCAACGGGAAGTTGACCAAGTAGAAAGCATGATTGCTTCTAAGGGTGGCAGAATGCGCTACGAAGATGTATACAAGAGATTTGCAAACAAGCGCAAGCGTGAGTTTGATGAAATGCTTGATGCCCTGAAGTCCCAAGGGAGACTTGGAGTTTCTAGCGAGTCTGGAAAAATGTATCTTGAGGTAAACATCTAGTGAATCAGCAAGATAAGCACAGGTTGCTGAGTCAAGCTATCTGGCTAAGAGACAACGCCGAGTCAATAACTAAGACTATGGCGTTTGAGCTAATCCGAGAGCTCGATGAGTTTGGCGCTTTATCAATTAGACAGATTAGCAACATAGTTGGTGGCAAGATATCCAACACAACCCTGTGTAAATACTTAGCTGTAAGGCCAAGAGTGGGTGGCAGGTTAAACCCTAAGAGCTTAGAAGACATTGCTGAGTGCTTATCTGACAAAGAGCGTAACTCGGTTGACTATAGAATTGTTAAAAGAATACTTTTGGCAGGAACTTCCCAAAACACACTGTCTAGGTTGACCGGAATAAATCAATCTTCTATAAGTAAGAAAGCAAGGCTGTAATGGATTTGTTCTCAAGAAAAGCTAAGTTTCATGATGTCGTAAAAAACGAAGAGGCTTTGATTTACCACGCCGTAAAATACCAATCTGGCAACCGCTATCCACTCGCTGTCCTGTGTTTTCAACACATACAACATAAAGCTAGGATTAGAAAATGAAGCAAATATTATCATTCGACCCAGGCGGAACCACTGGTTACGCATTTATTGTTTATCCTAAAAACGAGATTCCAATGATGATCGACTCTGGAGAAATTAAGGGTGGTCACCAAGGATTTATAGATTGGTGGCGCGGTGGTGGCTTAGATATGGCATTAGGTTCGACTTTGGTTTGCGAGTCGTTTACCCTGCGCCAAGGGGTTCCGGGAGTAAACCTCGAGCCATGCTATGTTATGGGCGCACTTGAAGCACTTAGTCGCAAGCAGGAGATTGTGTATCAAAGACCAACCTACAAGGCTTACTGTGACAATGACGCATTGAAGAGGCTTGGTTTTTACCTAGTTGGCCAGCAACACGCTAGAGATGCTGTGAGACACGCAATAGCCTACCTAAGAATAGTAGAAAAGCACGAGCCAACCTATAAGCTTGGATGGCCTGATAGAATAGATGAGTAAGAAACGAGGTAAAGATGTCTTCAAGGGCTAGAAAAAGAACCTTTAAAAAGGTTAAGGAAGTTACTAATTCGCTGTATCAGCAAGTAAGTGGCGATGAAAAGGCTTTAGTTGATGCCATGCTTGCCATTGTTCAACAGTTTGGAAAGTTTCAGTCTGAGGGTAGCTCGATAAACGCTGGCTACGATAACGCAGAAAATAACCGTAATCTTGCTATTGGAGTAAAATGCGGGAACTGTGTATTCCACGCTATGACTGAGACTGGAATTCAATGTAGCGCTATCGAACAGGAAATTGAAGAGGATGGCGCTTGTAGATTTGCAGCAATTCCACCAGGAATTGTAAACGTTGGAGAGACAATTAAGGTCAAGAAAGAGGCTAAAGGCCCATACAACCCTCCACAGGGCGTTCAAAGCGCCGCTAAGAGGGCTTTAGGCTGGATAGCAGATGGCAAGGCTGGTGGCGGATTCACCGACGTAGGACGGCGCAGAGCCTCTCAGCTAGCGTCTGGTGAGCAGGTCTCTAGGGCAGTTGTAGGTCGTATGCGTTCATACTTTGCTCGGCACACCGTAGATCGTAGAGCAAAAGGCTTTTTTGCTGGTGAGACTGGATATCCAAGTCCTGGCCGTGTTGCTTGGGACGCATGGGGTGGCGATGCTGGACGAACTTGGGTAAATGGCATAGACTTAGAGAATGAGTAGAAAAAACTGTAAGCTATGTCAGCTTCTACCGAGTGTAGAAATTGAAACCATGTTGGCAACTAAGCCAAGTCGCTTTGTTGCGAAAGAGCTCAATATAAGTAAGAGCCTTGTAAACAATCACAAGTTAGAGTGCTCTGGCATTTCTGGCTCACAACAAATGGGAGATAATATGCAATCATTAGAATGGGCTGGAGAAAAGGGAGTTTTTAATACTGGTCAACTTGAATCAGATTTGTCTGGCATGAGCCATGATGCAATTCTAAAGTTGTTCGGTCACGACCCAAGCAAGGTTGAAATAACTGGTATCTTGCGAGAGCGCCACAGTGAGTATTACGACAGGGATGAAGGCAAGAAACTTTGGAAGCATTCTTACGCCTTCGGTGTGCTAAAGAAAAGCGCAACTGTCAAAGATGAAGTAGACCCAATTGCTTTAATTAAAGAACTTGGAATTAAAAGCAAGCCAAAAGGTATTAATACCGCTAATGGATTGGACTCTAGCTTTGTGCTTGACTGGGCTGACTGGCAAGTAATGAAAGCTGAAGGCGGAGGCATACAAGGTTTTGTAGATAGATTTGATTCCGCCATGGAGTCAGCTCTTCAGAGAATAGTTGACCTTCGCTCAACTGGTAGAAGGATTGATGAGTTAGTTATCATCGGTGGCGGTGACATGATTGAGGGTTGTGTAATCTACCCAAACCAGTCATACGAGATTGTTGGTCACAGAAGAGACCAGATTAGATTAACAGTTGCAACAATACTTAAAGGTATCTACACTCTTGCCCCTCTTTTTGATAAAGTCAAGATAGTCGCAGTCCCAGGAAACCACGGAGAAAACCGCATAGGTGGTTCACGAACTACTATTGGTGACAATGATGACCTCTTAGTATTTGAGATGGCTGAGGTCGGAATTAAGAACGACCCAAACATGAAGCACGTTAAGTTTGAGATAGCAGAAAAAGAAGTATCGCTTACAACTAAGATTCAAGGTTGGGTCTATGGAATAACTCATGGTGATGTCTACGGAAAGGGTGGCGGAACCGGAGTTCGTAATAAAGTATTTGGTTGGTTCAAGACAATGGCTGCCAATAGACATGCTGTAGGTTCGGCGGATGTGCTGGTCACCCACCATTTCCACCATGATGCGTTAGAGGATTGGGGGGCAACATTATGGGTTCAGAATCCAACGATGGATGGTGGGAGTCACTATTTCGTGGAAGCGACGGGTCACAAGCCGAAGCATGGGATGAACAGCTGGGTAGTGACGAAGACAGATCGTTTTCAGGACAAGCAGGTTCTCCGCTAAGCTACTCTGTCTACGACGAAAAGGGCGCAGAGATAGTATTCTCTCTTGTATGCACTTGTGATACTCAAGTGATTGGGCTAGAGCATAATTCTTTTTTCTGCCTGCACTGCGACAGAGCTTGCCCGTCAAAGAACTGTATTGTGTGTACCGACTACCACTTAAACTTTGAAGATAGACTAAAGATGGAAGAAAGAGATGATGATGCCGATTTATGATTACAAGTGCCAAGATGGGCACAAACACACTCAGCTAAGAAGAATCACAGAGCCTGGATTAACCGTGTGCCCTGAATGCAAAAAAGAACTGAGAAGAGTCTTTACCGCCCCAGCGGTTGTATTTAAGGGAGACGGCTTTTATTCTAATGACAAAAATACAACTTTAGATATTAACCTAGACTAAAAGAAAATCCCCCTAGCAAGCTAAGGGGATTTTTATTTTTATTGCTAAATTGCTGTGGCGGAAAGTATGTTGATTATTGTTGCAATAAGTGCAACTATTGCAAACAATAAAGCCATATTTTCTTTTGTCTGACTACGCTGAGTTTCTAGCTTCTGAACATCTAGCTCAAGACCTTGCATCTCATCTTTTATTTCACTAATTTGTGCATCTTGGGCATCCGATTTCTTTTCCAAACGCTCAATTGAATTACGCACTGACTTGATACCTTCCTCGATCCGACCAATAGCTACTAGAATTTCTGTGTAATTTTCCAATTACTAGCCTTTGGGGTCCTCGGTAGGAGTAGCTGGCTTACCAGCAGCTTTTCCGAATGCGGCGTTGATTTCATTTATGTCAATCTGGCCGTCAGATAGGTAAGAGCGTGACAGTTCTTGTGCAACACCCATGATTCCAGCAACAGCAGCCATAACAGCAGCCTGCCAAACTTCAATTCCAATTACGGAACCGCCAACAAAGGCTCCAGTGATGTTAAGAATAACAACAGCAATAGTTCTACGAATAATGTCGAATAGCATTTTCTTCCAATCTCGCCCATTATTCTTTTCTATTATACCTTATTAGTCTTTGTCGTATCTTAGTGGGAAGGTAAGTGCCCAAAAACAAAGTGTGCCAATAATCAGCCAGCCAGTCAATTCTCTTGCTGTTCCCTCTAGAACAATGTAACCAATCGCTAAAGCTACTACGGTCCAAGCCTGGTCTATCATGTCTTTAAATAAAGCTTTTACAAATTTCATCTTATTTCCTAAATGTCATGGTTGCTATTTGGGCAACGAGTACGGATGGTATTACTACTGATTGCGCCTGTTTACGTTCTTCAATTGTCATATCTAAACCTGCGGTTTGAAACGCCTCGACAGCTTGTGATATTGCTTCAGATGCTAATTGGAAGGTTTCTGCGATGGCTTCTTGAACGGCAACTACGGCATCCTCAAAGCTTTCAATTGGCTCGTTTTCAGGCTCAATTGGTGCTTCGGGAAGAATTTCAGGCTCTGTAAGCTCTGTAGGAGGCTCAATAGGCTCGGGTGTAGGTAATTCTATGTCTGGAGGGGTAATCTCCTCTACGGGGCTTACAGGGCTTTCTGGAGTAGGTTCAGGTTCTGGGGTGGGTTCTGGGGTCGGTTCTGGTGTGGGCGTAGGCTCTACTGGTTCTGGGGTTGGTTCTGAAGTAGGCTCTGGGGTCGGTTCTGGGGTGGGTTCAATTGGCTCTGGCTCTAGCACAGGTGGCACTACTACTCGAACGACACCGTATTGTTCAAGGGTGACAACTTCTCCGCTTACCAAGCGCACACCAGTTCTAATGTGTGGATAGCCCGCGTAATCAGGACCACTAAGGAAATAGCTAATTGCGACTGTGCCATCAGTGTTTATTGCCGCTACGATGTTTATGTTTGTTGGCTCTGGTGCGCTTTGTAACCAAATTGGTCTTGCTGAAATATCAACTTGAAAACCGCCAGCAGAAGTTGAGATGATCATGTGTTCATCTACTCGCCACTGTGGATAAACAACCCAGTCCATAGAATAAAGCGATATAGATGGTGTGGTTGGGTAGTCCCAGTAAGTTCCGTCTGGAGAGCCGAATGTAATTACTGAGTTTGTTGTGGCGTAAACAGATTCGTAAACAACTCCGTCAAATGTTACGGGCGTGGTTAGCGGAACCATGTAAGATGAATCGTCTCCGCCTGGAGTAATCACGGTTACAATTTGAGGTTCGACTATTTCCTCTGCGCTGGCTGGAGACACAAAGAAAATCGGTGAGAATGAAAGAAGGGCCACGGATATAATCCGCAGCCCTTTTTTGGTAATATTTTTTATTTTATTTAACCTAACTTTGACCAAGTAAGAGGTCCAACAATTCCATCTGCCGTTAGACCGTGCTTCTTCTGTAGAGCAACAATAGCCTTGTGTGTCATTGGTCCAAAAGGGCCTGTAGGGTTTATGCCAAGTTTATTTTGCATGTAAAGAACATCTGGGCCTGCTGGCTCGCCTTGCTTTAGTTCTCTTCCGGGGTATGCTCTTGTTCCAGCTTTGGATGGTGCAGCACTTGGCTTTGCAGGTGCAGCACTTGTAGCTGCGCCACGGAAAGCTTCGTAGTCAATGTTTCCAGCACCCATTGTTGGCTTACCGCCAACTCGGAATGAGAAGTGAAGGTGTGCGCCGTAGCCGTTCTCTTTGCCAAGGCCCGATCCACCAGATAGGCCAAGTACTTGACCTTGCTTTACTGCCTGTCCTGGTTGTACGTCAATTTTTGAAAGGTGTAGGTAGTCTGCGGTGTGACCTGACGGGAAGCTTAGGAATATCATTCGACCGCCAGAGCCAGTAAAAGTATTTACAATGCCTGTAACGGTTGCATCGGCAACTGCTTTCACTGGAGTTCCAGTACCAACCGCATAGTCAATTCCTGGGTTTAGGGCTGGCTTTGCTCTGTTTTTATGTCCCTCAAAAGTGTCAGAAATGCTTCCGCCTTCTACGGGTCTAATCCAAGTTGTCATTATTTTCCTATCGTTTATTTAGCAATCCAGTTAAGTGCCAAAGTTTCTTGAGCTGCAAATCGTAGTGTGTGAACTCCAGACTGAGTTCCAGAGGTGTTTATCAATGCTCCGGTTAGGGTAGAAGAAATGTTAAAAGTATTTGCGGTAACGTTGCGCACAAAATAATTGTTTGTGGTTACAGTACCAGCTAAAATTCCAGTTGGCAATGCTCCTGTAGTTGTGAAGTAAATCTTATTGCCGTCAATTAGTTCGTGAGCTGCTCTAGTAATAACAGCAGGTGTAGCTATTGTTATAGTTGCGGCACCTAGGTTTGCGTTTTCGCTTATCCTCCATACCCTAGCTTGGAACTGGCTACTTGTAATGTTATGCACATTAGCGATGTAGGCGCCTGCGGCGGTCGCTGAACCTACGGTTGCAACAACAGCTGGGGCAGCTGCAAGTGCAACTGGGAAGTTAATAGTTAGGGGTATCGCGGTGGCTGTAGTGGTCGGGCTTGTAAAAGAAAAGCTTCCAGACTGTGGGATAACACCAACGTCATCTCTCAGGGTTTGTATGTCATCGCTGTTTTGTGTCATGTCTGCGTCGATTAAAAGTATGGCGCTGTTTACGCTACCAGCAAGAGCTGAGAAGTGCGTTTCAAGTGGCGCAATGTTATCGCCTGATGTTGGGTATACTATACCCTTACTTGTGGATGCCATGTTCTTATTATAGCTTATCTAATTTGTAATGCTCCATTACGCGGTCCAACTAATGCTGCCAGTTCCGGCGGTAAATGTTGTCACCTTGAACCCGCCTGAAGCGGCCGCGGTTGATCCAGTAAGACCTGCACCAATTGTCAGTGTGTAAATCTCTGGATAGCGAAGTATTACAACGCCAGATCCACCAGCAGCTCCTGCTGCTGCACCACCAACGTTGCCAGCACCACCGCCACCACCTCCACCAGTATTGACAGTTCCAGTTGTTGCAGCTCCACCAGTTGTTGCTGCACCATTGCCACCACCACCAGCTCCACCAGTAGCAGCAGTTGTACCTGAGTTACCAGCACCACCACCACCACCACCAGCTCGAGTTATAGAAGTACCTGTAATTGTGCTAGCAAGTCCAGCACCCCCACTTGCTCCAATTTGCAGCGCAGCAGCGCCACCAGTAGCACTAGCACCACCACCGCCACCACCACCGCCTTGATTCATACCAGTATTTACCCACCCAGTAGAACCATTTATACCTTGAAGTGGAATACCGAAACCAACGATTGCGGAATAAGTAGCACCCTGACCACCACCGCCAGCGCCACCAACTCCAGGCAGTTGGTTTATGGCAGCTGCATTCGAGCCCTTACATCCACCATAAGACAAGGTAGTAGAAAATATGCTGTCCGAACCATTAGTGTTTTGAGCCCCAGCAGCACCGACAGTTACCGTGTAATTTACTCCTGAGCCAACACGCATAAAGTTTTCCGCAGTAGAGTTTCCGCCTGAGGTTCCAAAGCTGGTCCTATATCCACCAGCACCACCACCACCGCCTCCACAGAAACCGCCAGAAGCGCCACCGCCTCCACCACCAGCAATTACAAGGTAGTCAACAGAAAGATCACCAAGGAAACCTGAAATATCCCAAGCAAAACCATTGTAGGTCCACGACTTATTTGAGTAATAATATACCTGCCCTGTCGTCGGTGCAAATGGAAAATCTATTGGCATTATAGTGCTCCTATTTCTTCTTCGGTTAAGCCAAGTGCTGCCAGTTTAGCAAGCGCTGATTGACGAGCAATAATCTTTGCATCTTGTTCTGCTTGATAAGCTTCAGAAACTGCTTTATCTGTAAGGTATGTTTGATACTCTTCGTTACTCATTTCACGAACAAGGTCATCTATTTGAATGTTTGGTTTAGTCATTACGCCTTCCTATATCCGTAAACAGCAACTGTTCCGCCTGTAAGTGTTCCTGAAACTGTCAAAATTGTAAAGTCCGTAAAGCTTGTGCTTACCGTATGAAGCCCCGTAACAACCGAAGACCCAGAAGATGTGATTTCACTAGCCGAAATTAGTTGAGTTTTTGTTGTGGCAAAAGGATTAACAAGTTGTGCGTTCATGTATAGTTCGCTGGTAGTGCCAAAACCCAGCGTGTTAAAATACGCTAGGTTATTTCCACCGCCAGTGACTGGAGAACCAGTAGAGCCCCAGGTATTAAACAACATCATTGTATTGTAACCTGTTGCTGCTGCTCCTAATCTTAAACGCATAGCAACGTTTCCGCTTGCTGCACCGCCAGAAACTAAAATTTGATAGGCGTCGTAAGTAGCGCTAAAAGCACCTGTAACCGTAACAGATGAAACCGCAGTTCCAATTGTTTGTGATTTAATAAACTCAAGACCAGACGGCGCAACCCACTGAGTTGCATAATCAGTAGCGCTTGTTTTAGCTAATACCTGACCAGTACTTCCGCCAGTTGGAATACTAGGGCCTGAGATAGATGTCCAGAAACCATCGTAGTAAAGGTAGGCGTTGCCGTTATTGGTGTTATACCAGATTACGGTGGTATCCGCAGGTGCGGTAGCTGAAGGAACTGGTATGCCAGATGCACCAGAGATTGATGTCCAAAAACCATCGTAGTAAAGGTAGGCGTTACCGTTTTCGATGTTATACCAGATTACGGTTGTGTTACTTGGGGCATTAGTTGAGGAAATAACACCAGGCCCCTGTGGGCCAACTGCGCCAGCTGCACCCTGTGGTCCCTGCTTGCCAATTACTAGACTCTTCCATTCGGATGAACCAGAGTCGTAGTACTTTAAGTTAGCCATTGTTTGTTTTCCTTATTCGGTTTCTAGTAAATCCCAAGTTAAGTTTACTTCATTCCAAGTGTATGACTCACCGTCAGTTGGGTAGGGCACTGGTGATTCCCATAGGCAGGTTTCTTCATTTAGCACCCAAGACTGGAAAACTTTTGGAGTAATAAAAGCATCGCGATTTTCGTCGTAGGTGTAACCAATCCCAGCGTAGTTTTTACGATAGTTTCCGTTGTAAGAAGTGCGCTTACATACTTGGCTCCTAAAGTTGGCATACCAAGTTTCAGGGTCTAAGCCCTCAATTAGTTCAGTCTCATCAATGCCAGTAATTACCTCAGTGACAATGTTGTTTCCATCTAAAAATGCGTAATGTGCCATTTGTTTTCCTATCTATACAATTTTATTATGCTGCCCAGCTGACGGTTCCAGTGCCAGCTGTTATTGTGGTTACTTTATCTGTATTAATAGTAGCAGTTGAGGCGGTGAGTCCTGCTCCTATTGTAATTGTATACAAAGATGGGTATCTAAGTATCACTAGACCAGACCCGCCAGAGCCACCATTTTGTTGCGGGAAGTTAGAACCACCACCTCCGCCTCCACCTGTGTTAACAGTTCCTGCCGCACCTGGGAAGCCAGCATTTCCACCGCCACCAGTTCCACCGTTTCCGTTTACGTTACCAGCGGTGTTTTGCATAGCACCACCACCACCACCAGCACGAGTTACTGATGTTCCAGTTATCGAAGAAGCTACTCCGTTTCCACCATTACCACCACCAGAACGCCCAACGTTAGCATCCTGACCAACAGCACCAGCACCACCGCCACCAGCAGAGTTTAGTCCACCACCAGTTCCACCAGCAAATCCTTGACCAGCTGTACCAGTGCCAGGAGCTGTTGTGCCTTGTCCAAAACCACCACCACCAGAGCCACCATTTCCTCCCAAACCATAAGTTCCTCCAAGACCACCACCGAGACTTGTTATTGTGCTAAAAACAGAGTTTTGACCATTAGCGGGTTGACCGCCAGCAGCACCAGCGCCACCAGCGCCAATAGTAACCGTGTAGTTAATTCCTGTTGCAAGTGTTGGTATATTTTCAGCGGAAACTCCGCCACCTGAGTTTTCTCCCGTTATTGCTGACCTGTAACCACCAGCTCCACCACCAGCAGCACGGTCCCAACCACCACCGCCTCCTCCAGCAATTACAAGATACTGAATAGTTAAAGGAATGACAAAACCAGCTGATGCGTTTTTATATCTAGCAGAATTTACTATCCCAGAGCGGACAAAACTTTGTACGCCCATGATTAGCTCGTTATTTCAGAGCCAAATACACTAAAGCTTGAGTTTGCAGTGCTAGCGTAAACGGTAATGACATCAGTTGCTGCCAGTGTAATTCCGAGAGTAAGAGTAGTAGAATCTGCTGCACCGACAGGAACATCGTAAGCAATGTAGTGTTGGTTTGCTATTGTTGCTCCAACTGGCCTGATTGCAATCCTGTAAGTTACCGTAGCCGCTGATCTGTTAGCAACAACAATTGTAGAAACGACTGCGCTAGTAGCAGCGGGCACTGTGTATAAGTTTGTGTTAGTTGTCGCTGCAGGTGCAGACTGCCCTAGTACCTTGTAAGTTGTTGGCATGTTATGCTCCCATCAATAAAAATGAATTAAAATTTGCTTCGCCATCGGCTCCAGCATCCCCAGCAGTGCCTAGACCCTGCCAGACAGCACCAGTCCATTCCCAAGTAACGTCGCCAACTGTAAATAGTTGACCAACTGTAGGGGAGTTTGGGAAATCAATTGCTGGCATAATTATATTATACTCTACTCAGGCTTTGGGTACTTTGTCTTGACTGCTTGGCAGGCTGCAATGTAAGAGCCAATCTGAGCTTGGTCGCTTTTAGCAATCCCGTCAAGGTAATCAGTGATAGGTGGGTATTCTGGTGCACGAAGTCGCTGATACTCTAGTGCGTCGTAAGCTACTTGCAGTCTAGCTGCCTCAGCAATACACTCGGCTTCAGTTGGCTGAGTCTGCTCTTCATCTAGCCAGTCAAGGCCAGCGTAGTCATCGCCATTTAGGCTCCACTGTGCGCCAGGTGCAAGTGAGCTAAGCGCTTCTACTATTCCAAATGTTCTGTTCATTATTTTCCTTACTGTGCGATTTCTGTCAAAGTGATTGAGGATATTACTCTTGGGGTAATGGCTGAATTACCATCAGCTTCCATACCCCTGTTTATGTAAGCGGTCTGAGGGCTTTCTGCTTTAATTTGTGCCGTGTAGGTTGTTACTGCTGTTGTTGCTGGGGTATCAAAGAATGAAAAACTTTGAGACATTGGACCTTCAAAACCACCCATTTGATAGGAAAACGTTCCACGGTCCCTAGACTCTGAAGTATCGGCAATGCCAACTGGGGTCACCCCTCTAACCATACGCCCAAAAACCGTATACCTATCAATCGTAGTTGAACCAAGTGAAATGTTTCCAGTAACTAATATTTTACTATTTGCAAATTTTGGTGTAATAGCTAAAGAAAGTCCAGTAACGTCAACATAAGTAGTTGAAGTAGTAGAAAATACATCTAGCTTTACTACCTGAACAACCTGCAGCACTGTACCGTAGGCTTCCCCAACGCTGCTCTGCCACTTGTCAAATCTCATTGTTGATGTCATTGTGCAATCTCCCAAATTGTTCCGTTTGAAATAGTGCTCTCATTAGTGTCTGAACCAGTTGAGCTTATTGTTCTGTTTAAATATAGAGTAGTATTCGTAGCTCCAGAAGCTCTTGTTGCTGGGGCAAACACTTGCGCAGCTGTAGAACCAGAAAGACATTCGTACTGAATAAAGTAATTGCCTTGCGTAGTGGACTGGTCATTGTCCCAGACTGCTGATACAACACCAGACCACCTGACGTTTCCAGCCTCAGAGTTATAACCAGTTGCACCAGCAGTTGTTATTAAAGAACCATCTTTATGAATTAAAAAAACAGAGTCTTGTGTAATTTCCCCGTTTAGCATCCATTGCATAATTAATTTACTGTTTGCAAATTTTGGGGTAATGCTTAAATTCAGTTGAGTAATAGTTGTTCCGTTACCTGAGTTATTTGAAGCAATTGTTGTTCTTGAATCGCTTCTAACTGTTTGCACTTGCACAACAGTTCCTGGTGCATAAATATACCCAGTCCCACTTAAATTGGTAACGCTACTTACTCTTAGTTGGCTCACTGTGCGATCTCCATTACCGTAATTGAAGACTGCCCTCTAGCGTCATTGTAAGCACTATCCCTATCAAGCGCAGTGATATTTACCCTTATAACTAAAGAGTTTGAGTCCGCACCAATTTGAGCTTTGTAAGTAACTGGTAAAAGCGTATTTGGTTGGTCACTAAAGTTTCCTCCAATTTGAGCTAAGTAAGCAGCTCCGCCACCACCAGCGGCAATGTAAAACTGACCTAAAGACCTTGGCCTATTGCTCGCTGCATCACCAACTCCAACGTCTGTAAAAGTCCCAGAAATACCACGAACTATTTTTGACCTTATAACTGTAGAGTCTTGAGTTCCTGCTCCTTTTATGTCTGCCATTACCAAGAATTTACTATTAACAAAGCGTGGGGTAATGGTAACGGATAAACCTGAAACGTCCATCCAAACAGCTCCAGGAGTACCAGCAAAAGTGTCTGTTTTTGCAACAGTAATTACCTGCACAACAGAACCTGGTGCATAAATAGTGTGGCCAGCGGGCAC